TTGCGAAGGGAAAGCGCCACAGGTGCTTTCCCTTCTTGCATTTCCGGGCAGGTATAATGGCCTGCGTCGCCCGGATGGTGGAACTGGTAGACACAAGGGACTTAAAATCCCATCATCCGCCTTGCAAATCAATCAGTTGAGTCATCCTGTGCAGTTTTTGTGCGACCGAGCATCGCATCGACAGCTGCGGCACCGCGCAGCAGATCTCCGGGCATCAGGTGCAGATACCGGGATGTGACAGCGATCGTCGAGTGCCCGAGCAGGTCGCGCACCGTCGCGAGGCTCGCCCCTGTCGCCAGCCACCATGATGCTGCTGTGTGGCGCAAATCGTGGAATCGCACATGCGGCAGTTCCACCTGCCGTCTGGCGGCCTCGAAGTTGCGGCGCAACTGATTGTTAGTGATTCCGAGCGGGAGTATCAGACCAGGCATGTCGGGCGGCAGAGGGACCAGTCGCGGGCGTCCGGACTTGGCATCGTCCTGGATAACTTCAATGCATCCGGATCGGATTGACGACGCCCGCAGTACCTCCTTCTTTCGTAGCCCGGTACGGGCAGACAGGCGAACAGCAAGCGCACATGCCGGATTGCTGCAGGCTGCCGCGAGCCGTTCCACTTCATCAGGAGTAAGGTAACTGTGGCGCGCTTTCTCGCCAGGCAGCAGTTTGATCCGCTGCCCGAGCGGCGCCTGCAGCCATCCCCATTCGTGCGCGAGATTCGCGACACGGCGCAGGATCGCCAGCCTGCGGTTGATCGTTGCCGCCGCCAGATCCGCCGCCACGCCGGCCGATCGGACCTTGGCGGCTACCTCTACGATTTCCGTCAGGTCCGCTCCGTGCGTGTGCTGCACCACGGCCCTGACCTTGCTTTGCAGCGACGACGCGCCTTTCAGCCGACCGGCGTAGTCTCGCAGCCAGCGGGCGATGGCGTCGTCGACGGAGTACCTGGCCGCGCCGCCGCTTTCTGCTGCAATCTGCGCTCGGCGCTGCGCTTCAAGCTGGACAGCCGCAGCTCGTGTAGAGCCTGCTCCAGCGCTGCCCGAGAACGGTCGGCCGCCGACCTGGAAACGGTAGTGCCACCGATCGCCGCGCTTGTAGACTGCCATTGCTCGCCCCTCCTCTGGCGATCAATGTAGTCGTCGAGGTCGGATTGCGCAACCAGACGGCTTCCGCGGACACGGATCACGGTCAGATTGCCGTCGGCAATCTCTCGCTCGACCGTGCGGCGAGAGTCAGTTGACCGGAAGCTTAAAGTGAGCAGACCCGCCACATTGGCACCGAACGAATACATCCGTGTAGTACTCCGGGTCTAGGTCTTGCTGTGTGCTTACCTCGATCTCGTTGCCGCACTTGCTGCACTTGGCCTTGTAGGTCTGAGCGTACTTCGAGCCGAATTCGTATAGGTCATTCATGTCGCTTCCTTTCTTGTCGACGCAGAGGCCAAACTGCTCATTCTACCGTCTGCAAGCGGCCGCGGCGCCGCTTTCTGCTGCAATTTGCGCTCGGCGCTGCGCTTCGAGCTGGACAGCCGAAGCTCGTGTAGAGCCTGCTCCAGAGCTGCCCGAGAACGGTCTGCCGCCGACTTGGAACCGGTAGTGCCACCGGTCGCCGCGCTTGTAGACTGCCACTGCTCGCCCCTCCTTTGGCGAGCAATGTAGCTGTCGAGGTCCGCTTGCGCAACCCGTCTGCTGCCGCGAACGCGGATCACGGCCAGCTTGCCGTCGGCGATCTCGCGCTCGATTGTGCGGCGAGATGTGGCGAGCTGTGTGGCGGCTGCGGTGATGGTCAGAAGCGGCATGTCTCGGCGCCGGTGATGTCGGCCAGCTCGTCGGCGGCCATGTCCAACTGCGTCCGCAGGAAGGCGAGCGTTGCGGCTGCGCTGCGCTTGGCCCCACGGTTTCTCGGCGTGGTGGCGATCTGCTCGAGCACCGCGAGCGCAGTTTCAAGAGCCGCTTCGATCCGCTGGCCATTGCATGCGGCGTCGCCGACATCCTGGCGTAGCACTCGGTCACGTGGCGACGCGGCGCTCATCGCGTCGTCAATGGCCAGGAACTCCTCGGCCGTGACCACAACGGCAGTTCCTGGCGGCGGGACATCAGGAGCTTGGAGAGCGTAGATTGCTGCGCCCGGATGGCTTTCCTGCCATTTGCGCAGGCTGTCCGCCTCGTCCCCGAGCGGGTAGCCGACCCGGGGCGCATTGCCCGGCTGGTGGATGATAAGAAGCGTTTTCATGCGATAGTTTGGGCGGATTGCATCGCCAACTTGTCGGGGTTGTTCGCGTAGTACGGCTGGCCCCACTCGCGCAGTTCCTTGTCCACGCACATCACGCGGATCCAGGCGCGCGACAACGGCCAGCTCGTTTCGTCAATCAGTCGGCCGCACCAGCTCGGATGCATGGTCTTGTCGGCCAGCGCCTCCTCGAACCAATTGTGTGGCATCAGGCGGTTGCCAATGCGCAGCAGCGCATCGCGTGCTGGCCAGAACCGTTCGGGCGTGTGTTGCAGGTAGCCGTGCCCGTTGGAGAAGCGGAAGCCGTCATCGTCGGGGCGCTTCGGCAGCGTTGCCATCACCTCGGCAATCTCCGCGCACAGCGCTTCGTACTCAAGGCACGCGGCCTGGAACTTCTGAATTCTTTTCATTCCTATGTCCTTTCGCACCGGCACGCTTCGACAGTCACCTTCCAAGCTGGCCTTTGCCATCTTCATACGTTCCATCCTTACAGCCCGTCGCTCTGTGCCACGGAAAGCGCCGTCGCCACTGGCCGAACCCATATCGGCGTGCTGCCCAAGGAAAATGTCTCGCCGCTCCACGCCAAAAGCAACGTTTGGCCCATCACGCCGGCGATGGCTTCGGCGGCATGTGGCGGCACTGCGTTGCCGATGCGTTCACGCCAGTCGCTGTCGCTCAGGCCGTCCAGCTCTAGGTACTCCTCAGGATCGATCAGCGATTGCAGGGCCGCGAGTTCCAGCGTCGTGAATGGGCGATGCCACGTCCCGTCGAGCGCGCGGATGCAGCATGCCAGCCGGTCGCTGACCGCCGGCATTCCAGCCGTGGCGCCGTCCGTGATTCCTGCCATGCGCGGATCGGCGACCGACCACCGCCCGTTGTCGTGGCACGCTGCGGCCGACACGGCGCCGCTCGTCTCGTCCCATCCGACAACGCCGTAATGCCCGCCAGTCAGGTAGTGGTCGCCCTTGTGCCGCGCGATTGTCGTGCGCGGATCGGCGACGGCGTAGGCCCCCTGTCCGGTAGTGCTGCCTGCAATCACGGTGCCGGCCGGTACGCGCCAGTTGGTCACCAGGTACTTGCCAAAGCCAATGCCAGCTTGGCGCGGGTCTGCGACCGAGAAAGCGCCTTGAAGCGGCGATCGCTGTCCAGTCACGGTGCCGGTTGATTCGCTCCACGCGCGAACTCCGAGCTGGCCATACTCGCCGCCGGCTGGCAAACGCGGGTCTGCGACGGAGAAATTGCCGTTGCTCGCGCGACTGTTGGCAGCAATGGTGCCGCATGCCTCGTCCCATCGCTGGACACCAAGCCATCCATGGTGATGCTCCGGAACGATCAGGTAATCGCGCAGGATGCCGTTCTCGATCGCGAGCTTGTTCAGGCTGCGCCAGTCTGACCCGGCCTCCACGAATGCCAGGCGTACCCAAGTCTTCCACTGGATCTGCGGGACACGATGCATCAGGCCGCCGGCAGCATCGCCGGGTAGTGGCATGCGGTCCAGCACTGTGCCGACGGCCATGAGGCTTTTCTTCTGGGGTTCGTAGAGGAATGGCGGCACCTTGGCGACGTGGCGGGCAACCAGCAGGAACCGCTTGCGGCTTTGCGCCAGGTGGCCGATCTCGCCGCAGTCGTGCGTCGTCTCGGCAACCGCGTAGCCGTATGCCCGCAGCAGATCGCCGATCTGGTCGAGCAGGATTCGGCCGCGGTTCGCGATGCGCGGCACGTTCTCGAACAGAACCAGCTCCGGCGGATCGTCGGAAAACGCCTCGAGCATCAACCAGACGCCGCGCAGCGTCAGGCGGTTCAGCGCCTGGTACTTGGCCGTGCGACTGCGGTTCTCGGAGAGCAGACCGGAGAAGCCCTTGCATGGCGCAGATAGGAAGACGATGTGCGGGTACTCGCCGCCAGCCGCGGCCCGGATGTCGCATGGATTGGCTTCCTGCCATCCTGCCGGCGGTGCCGTGCCGTGGAAGTCTTCAAACTGGCCGCGGTCGAACAGGTCAAGAACGGTGCCTTTCGTACCGCTCAGGCGCTCGAAGTCGCGCATGGCCGGCGCGCTGACGTCGATTCCACCGATGCAGCGGAACCTGCCAACCATGCTGCCGACTCGTGGCTGTGCGCGGTTGAATCCTTTGGCGCCACCACCGAGACCGGCGAACAGGTGGAAGTGGCGGATTTCCTTATCCACTAGCATCGTTTTGCAGTGTCCATAGTGCAATCTACCCTTTCCCGTTGTGCTGATCGCGTTCCAGCGCCTCAGCCTTCAGCGCCGCATATGCGACGTTATCCTCTGCACTGTCGCGGTGGTACTCTGGCCGCGACCATTGCCGCACGTCCTTCAGGATCTGCAGCAACAGCCACCCTTCCGGCTCTGTCAGGTCGCGCCCTGTTATCGCGTTGAATGCGGTCACGCAGCGGCCCATGCTTCGCTCGCCCTTAGGGGAGTCGTACTGCTTCCCGCGCTCGTCCATGATTTCTGCTGCCCGGCGAAGGTATTCTGGTGCGGTGGTCATCGTCACGCAGCAGAAAACAGATCAGCCGTCCCGCGCATCGCCATCGCGAGATTTCGTGCCGCCTGCCGGTAGTAGCTGGCCTTCAGCTCGACGCCGACGAACCGGCGCCCCATTTGCAGCGCAACGTATCCCTCGCTGCCGATCCCGGCGAACGGCGACAGAACGATGTCGCCGGGATTTGTCCACAGATCGATTCCGCGCCGGATGACCTCAAGCTGTAGCGGGCAGATGTGCCGTTCGTCATCGTGTTCGCGCGCGCTGGCATACTGCAGCGTGTCGGATGGGTCGATGTCCATCCATACCGGCGATGCCATTTGCTGCCATTTGGCGACCGGGTAATCATCCGCCGTGTGCTTCACGCGCTCGACGACATCGCCTGGCGTGCGCATCGTGATGAGATAGTCCGGGATTCCCTGCCGGCACATGCTGGCGTTTTCGCGCACGCTTTTGTGCAGCAATCCGAGCGCCTTGGTGCGCTGCATCTGCGTGACCGGGTCTTTCCAGATCACCGTCTCGGCATGGAATATGAACTGCTTTGCCTGAAACGCCCGAATCAGATCGCCCCGAAAATCCTTGAGTCCGATGAATCCGTCCCGTTCCTTGCTGGCCGGAAACAGCATGCAGTGGAACGACACATTGCGGCCCGGCTGCATCACTCGCGCAAGCTCCTCGACGAGATAGCCGAAGTGCTCGAAGAATTCCTCGTTACTCCGGCAATTGCCCATATCGCGCGGGCTGTTACTGTACGTGTACAGGCTGGCGAACGGCGGCGAGAAAATCGAGTAATGCACGCTGCGATCCGGCAGACCGCGCACAACATCGACGCAATCGCCGAGGTACAAAGCAAAGTTTTTTCCGATCGTTTGGTCTACGCAGTTCAAGTCATATCCCCATGCAGTTTGTTGAAAACGCGCCGCACCATATAGCTGCGCCCGATGCTGATAATGGTAAAAATCGCTCCGATGGCAAGATTGCTGGCCAGCGGAATTTGAATGCTGAACAGAGGAAACACGGTGATTTGAGACACAATCGCCACGCCGTATCCGATTGCCACATTGATGCACGACTCGAATAGTGATTGACGGCGCGTCTGCATTACGCGGCAATCATGAATGACGGGATGCGGATCGGGTCGTCTGCGTTGTATGGGTTGGTGTCCTTGATGCGCCCGAGGATGTTTTCGCGCACCGCATCCATGGTCTCGGCAGCCATCGCATCGGACATCTCTTTCGCCGCGGCTTCCTTGCGGCGCAGGGTGGCGACGACC